ATTCGGCCGAGGCGGAACGGCCATCGGCATCGCACGCGCCCGAGACATCGTCAACCGCAAAGACCTACCCATCAACACATGGCGAAGAGTTAAAGCGTTCTTCGACCGGCACGAAGTCGACAAAATGGCGGAAGGATTCCGCCCAGGAGAAGACGGATTCCCCAGCAACGGCAGAATCGCCTGGGCATTATGGGGTGGAGACGCCGGCTACAGCAGAGCCAAGGCCATCATGGAAGACTTCAACAACGACGAAAGGTCCGTCATGGACGAAATCAGAGGCATCGACGGCATCTACCCCGTCACACCACTCCAAAACCATCTTTACGAGGTACTCGAGGACACTGTCGACGTCTTCGGACAGTTCGAACAAGGAATCGGAGCGCAAGGCGCCCACTATGTCGGACCCGAAGACAACCCGTTCGCCTCAGAAGGAATGGTTTGCTCAAACTGTGCTTTTTATGAAGGACCGCGCGCTTGTGAGATAGTTTCAGGCGACATCGACCCCGCCGGAATCTGTAAATTCTGGGTCATCCCCGAATCTCTGCTCACAATCGAAACCCCGGCCGAACTCATCGTCGAGGAAGAACCCATGATCGAAATGGAATCAGCACGTTCCACCGAAACACGCTCCGATCTGTACCGAAACGTACCGTTCGAGTTTCGAGCGGCAGAAGACACAGGCGACGGCCTCACCCTCACCGGCTACGCCGCCGTCTTCAACCGTTCCACCATGATCGACAACTACGAAGGCCGATTCGAAGAACGAATCCGCCCAGGAGCCTTCAAACGCTCCATCAACGCCAAAATGCCGGTCCTGCAATTCGAACACGGCCGGCACCCGCTCCTCGGCTCCATGCCACTCGGACAAATCACCAAACTTCGCGAAGACGAACACGGCTTGTACGTCGAAGCCCGCCTCGCCGACAACTGGCTGATCCAACCAGTCCGAGACGCCATCGCCTCCGGCTCCATCGACGGAATGTCTTTCCGCTTTCAGGTAGTCCGAGACAGCGTCGACGAATCCGGCGATACGCCAGTCCGCACCCTCGAGGAAGTTAAACTCCTCGAACTCGGACCCGTAGTCTTTCCCGCTTACGCTGAAACCAGCGTCGGCGTGAGGTCTGCTGATCTGTCACCACTTTTCTCACTGCCCCAAGATGATCGCCAAGCGATCGCTAGGGCGCTTGTTCTCGGCACCCAACCTGAACCCGCCAGCAATGGCACTTCGGAGCGGCCCGCCGATTCTGACCAGGACTCGCAACAGCACTCCGGTCTGTCCCCCCATCAGCGCAGCGCACAACTGCGAACGATCGAAGGAGTCCTCTAATGGACGAAAAGAACCTCCGCGATAGCGTTGACTATGTCAAGGCTGTTCTTCGCGAAATGCACACGGACGCTGAAGAGCGTTCATTTGACCCAGACGAGCAGGCTGAATGGGAAGCTGGCGTCGAGTTTGTCCGTACCTCCGAGGCTGAATTAGATGCCCTCGAGGAGCGGAAGGCCCGTATTGCTGACTTCGCACCAGTCGCCAAAGAAACAGGAGATGGCGCAGTGACATCCATCAACATCAACACACACACTTCACGCGACGCGTTTGACCACGGCACCCTTTCCACCGATGGTGGCTCGGAACTCCGAGGCCGCGCGCTTGACGTGATCGAAAAGCACCTCCCGTCCTTCGTTTCCGACGAAGCTCGCGAGAATGCAACTCAGCTCCTGGAGCGCCGTTCGAAGCTGGACGCCGACGTTGTGGCCCGCCACATCGTTCGCACCTCTTCGCCTGAGTACCTCCGCGCGTTCGAGGAGTACATCGAAAACCCCCAGGCTGGAATGCCTCGCATTCTTGGCAAGGCCGAGGCACGCACCGCGATGTCGCTTACAGCGGCAAACGGTGGCGTTCTCGTCCCGCAGTTCCTCGATCCGACGATCGTTCTCACGAACGCCGGTTCGGCCAATGCTGTCCGTCAGCTCGCCGACGTCACGTCGATCACGACTGACCAGTGGGATGGCGTCACCTCGGCAGGCGTTTCCGCCGAGTGGCTTACAGAAGGCAGCGAAGCGGCAGACGCTACGCCGACCTTCCAAGGCCCGACCATTTCGGTCCACAAGGCAGCAGCGTTCCTTTTCGGCTCATACGAGTTCCTCGCCGACTCTGGTTTCAACCAGGTCGCCGAACTCATCGCCGACGCCAAGGATCGTCTGGAAGAGACGGCATACATCAACGGCACCGGTTCGGGTCAGCCTTACGGCCTTATCACCCGCCTTTCCGGCACCGGCCCAGTCGTCAACGGCACGTCGGGTGCAGCAGGAGCAGCGAACCTTGTGGCCGCTGACGCCTACGCCCTCGACAACGCCCTCGGCTCCCGTTTCCGTCGCAACGCTTCGTTCCTTGCAGCGAAGTCGACGTACAACGAGCTTCGTAGCGTGACCGACTCCCGTACCAACTTCTGGTCTGATTTCGGTGGCGGCCTTCCGGCTCAGCTCATCGGATACAACACCTACCAGAACGAGGCAATGGACACGACCATTGTTTCCGGCTCCAACGATTTCGTCCTCGTCTTGGGCGACTTCGGAACCGGCTACAAGATCGTCGACCGAATTGGTGTCGAGATCATGTACGAACCGATGGTCATGGGTTCCAACCAGCGCCCAACAGGTCAAGCCGGATTCTTCGCCTTCTGGCGTACCGGTGCAGACGTCATCACCTCCAACGCCTTCAAGGTGCTCAAGGTCTGATCGTCTGACAAGAAGTGAACCGGATCTGTCAGCGTCGGGGCTGACAGATCCGGTCCACGCCTCCCCGATATTTCCCCGACATACCCCGACATCCCGACAAGGAGCCACAGTGGCAAAACAAACAAAAGTCGCCATCGGAATCATCTATGGCAGCTTCGAACCCGACTTCGTTTTCTCTCTTCTCGCTTTAAAATCTTGGGATCAGCAAACCGCCGGCCGTTTAGACCATGCCGGCTGGATGATCGCCCAGGCAGGAACCAACCTCCCTCAACAGAGAAACTCAGTCGTCCGAACCTTCCTCGAGGGTGACGCCGAGTGGCTGCTGTTTATCGACACCGATCAGCGTTTCCGTTTCGACCTCGTCGACGTCATGCTGGAATCCGCCGACCCGATCGAACGCCCAATCTTGTCGGCGCTCATCATGGCCGAGAAGTGGAATCCTCATCACCGGATCGTCCCGGCCTGCATCGGTTTCGAAACATTAGAACCGCCCACCCCACGCGAATATTCGACAATCCCAGCCGAGCAGCATTGGCAGGTTGGCGCTGTCGGCTCCGGATGTGTCCTCCTCCACCGAACCGTCCTTCAGAAGATTTGGGACGCCAATCGGAAAGACGCTCAGCCCTGGTTCAAATACGTCCAGTGGGACTACACCGACCCGGAAACAGGCGAAGAAGTCCACGACATCATGGGCGAAGACTATGTGTTCAGTTTGCGCGCGCAAGCAGTCGGTTTCCCCTGTTTCGTCGACACCACCATCGAAGTCGGCCACATCAAAAAGCGGACCCTGACCACCCAAGACTTCTGGCCTCAAGTACCGCCCGAACTTGTCCCAACGAAAAACTTTGTGGTGGTCCCGGTCAAAGACAATCTCAAAATGACTAAAGCTCTCCTACGGCAGCTCCACGACCAAGGCGAACACGACGGCATCCTCGTCCTCGACAACGGTTCCAACCCCGAAACGGTCAAATGGCTCGGATCTCAAACCTTTGCGAAGGTCATGGACTGCGAAGGAATGGGAATCCACGAAATGTGGAACGCCGGAGCAGCCTGGGCAATAAGCCGACACCACAAAGCCAACATCGCTTTCCTCAACAACGACATCATCATCGGCGAAAAGTTCATTTCGACAATGGCGGCAGGGTTACGTTCCGACCCTCACATGGTCGCCATCTGCCCCAACTATGACGGCCGAGAAACAGCCGAGCCGATTGTCCAGCTCCACGGGATATGTGCTGATCGGTATGACGGCACAGGCGGCCTCTCAGGCTTCGCCTTTATGGTGAAGTCCGAATGGTTCCGAGAAGGCTGGCGTTTCCCCGAAGACTGCAAATGGTGGTTCGGAGACAACGACCTAGTTCTCTCTATCGACATGGCCGGCGCCTGGTATGCCATGGCAACCGAAACAAGTGTGGAACACATCGAAGGTGGTTCCAAGACCGGCAACTGGGAAAACCCGGAAATGCAGCAGCAACTAGCCCGAGACAAAGGCGCTTTCATGCGCCGCTGGGCAAAACACGGAATCGCTGTCCAGTGAATATTGCTCTGATGGTCATCACTGACGGCCGCTGGGACTATTTACGGCAAACCCTCCAATCCGCCGCCGAATGTCTCAACTATCCGTTTTCCCAGCGACTCCTTGTCGATGATTCGGGCGAGTCGGTTGGTTTCGCCCCTGACGGATTCGACGTTGTCCGCAACCTGCCCAGAAAAGGCTTGGCCGGAGCCATCGAAACCGGCTGGGACGCCCTCGACCCTGATATCGACTACGTCTTCCACCTCGAAGACGACTTTGTTTTCCCCGAACCGGTCGACATCCCATGGATGGTCGAATATTTGAAAGCCG